CAAGCAAGACGTTGAGCTTACTCATAAACTATACAAAGTCTTAGTCTCTAAACTACAAAGTGAGGATGCTCTTAGATTAGAGCAGGAACTTACTGTGATCTGTAATCGACAGGAATCTGATGGTATGCCTTTCGATGTAGATAAAGCACAGGAATTGTATGCAGTACTGTGTGGTAGAAGATCAGAACTTGAGATAGAACTTGTGGATAAGTTTGGAACGTGGTACACTGGGGAACTAAGAGAACCAAAGACTAAACCAGCATACAGTAAACTAATCAAGGTAACTTTTAATCCAAGATCACGACAACACATAGCCAAGAGACTCAAGGATTTCTATAACTGGAAACCCACTGAGTTCACACCATCAGGTGAACCAAAGGTAGATGAATCTATACTATCTACTATGGAATATCCTGAAGCTAAGGTACTCACTGAGTATCTCTTGGTTAATAAACGTATCTCTCAACTGGCAGAAGGAGATCAAGCATGGTTAAAACTAGAACGTAATGGTAGAATACATGGCAGGATTAACACGATGGGTTCGGTCACGAGTAGATGCAGTCACTCGCATCCCAACCTCGCACAAATTCCAAATGTTTCTGCACCATACGGCAAAGAATGTAGGTCTTTGTTTAGTTCGCCTGAAGGATTTTCTTTTTTGGGAGTGGATGTTTCAGGTCTGGAACTTAGGTGTCTTGCACATTACATGGCTATCTATGACAATGGAGACTATGGCAAGAAACTTTTGGAAGACGATATCCATACTGTCAATCAACATGCGTCAGGTCTTCAATCTCGTAATGATGCAAAGCGTTTTATATATGCATTCCTTTATGGTGCTGGTGACGAAAAGATTGGAGACATTGTTGGAGGAGACTCACAAACAGGAGCACGAATCAAGAAGAAATTCTTAGCACAGATTCCTGCACTTGGTAAGTTACGTACAGCAGTGCAAGCTAAGTCAAAGCAAGGCTACATAAAAGGTCTGGATGGTAGACATATACCTATACGTTCAGAGTATGGAGCTTTAAATACTTTGATGCAATCAGCAGGTGCTATTATATGTAAGCGTTGGGTTGTTGAGTTTCACAAGCTACTAAAGGAACGAGGGTTTGTTGATGGAATAGACTATCAGCAAGTAGCCTTTGTTCATGATGAACTTCAATTGATTGTAAAGGATAATCATGCAGAAGAAATTGGACGGACCGCAGTTGAAGCTATACAAATCTCAGGAGATAAATATAGATTCCGTATCCCACTCACAGGGGAATACAAGTGTGGTAGATCTTGGGCAGACACGCATTGATAGACAGGACATCAGATCACGAGCATACGCTAGTGAAATGGTAGCTATGTCTTTGTTTATTCGATGGGGTTATGATGTTCTACAACCTTACACTCCAACGGTTTATGACTTTGCTGTAAGTAAAGACAATACCTTTAAGAAAGTGCAAGTAAAGAGTACAGATTGTGGAATGTTTAGCTTGCTTCGTGGTGGAAAAACTATACAATATGATAAAAAAGATTTTGATTATCTCTGTGGTGTAGAGTTCCCTAATGTCTGGGTAATACCTTGGACATTAATAAAGAACAAGACAGGGATAACCTCAAATGTTTTGGAGAAAAAATTTAATGACTATAAGTTTGATCTCACTGACCCAAAAACCTATCAACCTAATGCAAGTTCATGAAAGTCTTATTATTAGACGGAGACATTTCTTTGTATGTTGCAACCACGCAACACGAAACAGAGATTGATTGGGGTGATGACTTCTGGACACTGACATGTGACCTGAAATCTGTCATCCAAACTTTAGATCAAAGTATTACTGATCTTGTTGAGAAGACTAAGGTAGATAAGATAGAAGTATGTCTATCTGATAAAGCTAACTTTAGGAAAGACATCAATCCTTTCTATAAAGCTAACCGTAAATCTTCACGCAAGCCTATCTGCTTTGTTCCTGCTCGTGATTATATTAAGGATAACTACGATACGTACATCCGTAAAACTCTTGAAGCAGATGATGTAATAGGAGTACGAGCTACACGACCAGCGTATAGTGAGGTATGCGAATACATAATAGCAAGCCCCGACAAAGACCTACTCACAATTCCAGGTCTGCATTGGGATTACAGAGAGGAGGTGATTCGTTCTGTATCTAAACAAGAAGCCGATCATTTTTTCTACACGCAAGTTCTTACAGGAGATGCAGTAGATGGATACTCTGGATGTCCTGGGATCGGCCCGAAGAAAGCTGAGAAAATCTTACAGTCTTGTAAGTCACCTAAAGATTACTGGATAGCAATCAGTAATGCTTATGATAGTGCAGGACTTAATGAAGATGAAGCTATACTAAATGCTAGGATGGCACGTATATTAAGGTGGGAAGATTATCAAGATACTAAGGTTGATCTATGGAATCCACCGATATAAATATGGCAGACTATAATAAAGATGAGATGGACAGAGAAGAATCCAAACCTCAGTATGATCCACGTATGAGGTACATGGAAACTGTCCATCCCCCTGAAGATGAGTTCAATAATCCTAAACACTACACCGAAGGATTTGGTATTGAACCTATTGAATATATTATAGCAAACGAGATGGACTTTTTAGAGGGTAACATTATTAAGTATGTATCCCGATACCCTCTAAAGGGTGGTGTAAGAGATCTCAAGAAAGCACAGGTGTATATTGAAATGCTAATTAAACGAGAAGAAAAGAAACAATGACTCAGTTACCTACACAGTACCAAGAATATATACACCTGTCACGATACGCTCGGTGGAACTATGAAGAGAATAGAAGAGAAACTTGGAGTGAAACCGTTGATCGTTATTTTAATTTCTTTATCAACCATCTTCATAAGAACTGTGGGTTCTCAGTTCAAGGAGATGTAATAGCTGAACTTGAAAAGGCAGTACTGAATCTGGACATCATGCCATCCATGCGGTGCTTGATGACAGCAGGACCAGCCTTAGAGAAGGAGAACATTGCTGGTTATAATTGTAGTTATCTTCCTATTGATACTGTACGTTCGTTTGACGAGATCCTCTATGTTCTAATGAATGGGACAGGGGTAGGATTCAGTGTTGAATCACACTACACTAATCAATTACCTTCAGTTCCCGATGAACTACACAAGACTGACTCAGTTATAGACGTTAGAGATTCTAAATTAGGATGGGCTAAAGCGTTCCGTGAATTGATTAGCTTATTGTACTCAGGATTAATACCAAGATGGGATCTAAATAAGATCAGACCTGCTGGTTCTATACTCAAAACCTTTGGGGGTAGAGCTTCAGGTCCGATACCTTTAAACGAACTGTTTCACTTTACTGTAAAGGTATTTCAAAATGCAAAAGGAAGAAAGCTCAAACCTATTGAGTGTCATGATATCGTATGTAAGACAGCCAAGGTTGTGGTTGTTGGTGGGGTACGCAGGAGTGCTCTTATTAGTCTTAGTGATCTCGGTGATGAGCAGATGCGACAAGCCAAATCAGGAGCATGGTGGGAAGAGTTCGGACATAGATCATTGGCAAACAATTCAGCAAACTACCACAGCAAACCAGACACAGGAACCTTCCTTAAAGAATGGACATCCCTCTACGAATCAAAGTCTGGAGAACGTGGACTCTACTCTTCGTTCAACGCAAGAAAACAAGTGGAACGCTTTGATGCTAGAGAGGCTAGAGATGACTTCGGAACGAATCCATGTTCTGAAATAATACTAAGACCAAGGGAATTTTGTAACCTATCTGAAGTTATCATAAGAGCAGAGGATACCATAACCACTCTAAAGGAAAAGGTACGTCTTGCTACGATCCTTGGTACGTGGCAAAGTACTCTTACTAACTTCAGATACCTTCCAAAGAAATGGAAAGAGAACTGTGAAGAAGAAAGATTATTAGGTGTCAGTCTAACAGGTATCATGGACTGTGAGATAACCAATGGATTCATCCCTGCGTTACCTTCAGTCCTTGAAGAACTAAGAGATCACGCTAGACAAACCAATAAACTTTGGGCCGACAAGTTAGGAGTCAACGAGTCAGCATCAATAACATGTGTCAAACCTAGTGGTACTGTATCTCAGTTGTGTGATAGTGCATCAGGTATTCACCCTAGACATTGCGATTACTATATCAGAACAGTACGTAGTGATGTGAAAGATCCTATCACAAAATTTATGATTGACCAAGGTGTACCTCATGAACCAGATGTAATGAACCCTGCTGAGATGATGGTGTTTTCATTTCCAGTACGTTCACCTGAAGGTGCTCTTACTCGTGACTCTCGTGGTGCGATACAACAACTAGAGTTCTGGAAGATATACCAAGAACATTGGTGTGAACATAAACCAAGTATAACAGTAACAGTGAGAGAAGATGAGTGGACTGAAGTTGGGTCATGGGTTTACAGTAATTTTAATGTGGTGTCTGGTATATCTTTCCTTCCTCATTCTGACCATGTATATCAGCAAGCTCCATATCAGGACTGTACTGAAACAGAGTACAAAGAACTGGAGAAACAGATACCAGAATTGGATTGGTCACAGCTAAGTAATTATGAGTCAGAAGATTACACAACAGGGTCACAAGAATTAGCTTGTGTTGGTAATTCCTGTGAGCTATAGCCTATTATTAGAAGACCTATGAGAATACCATTCGATATAACACAACAACTATTAGATAGACTGAACGAATTATACCCAGATAAACTACCTAATAAAGTAATATCTTCTACTGAATTAGCCACGCTATTAGGACAAAGATCAGTAGTGGACAAACTAACAGATATATACAACGAGGAAACTAATAATGTGTTTCGTGAATCCTAGTACTCCACCATCTACACCAGTGGTTATGCCACCTGATCCTGCCCCTGCTTCTTTGTCCACACTTGACAAAGCACAAGCACCTGAGTTAGAAGCTAACAGGTATGCGACTAAAGAAGAAGAAGGAACAGGGAAACGATTAAAGGGTACACAAACAAAACGTGTTAAACCTAAATCACGTAGTAAAAGTAACTCATTACAAATAGCAAAAGGATAGTCATGCCTAAACAATATTTTCCTGCAAATTTAGGAGGATCACCTCGTATTATAGATAGGTACATGCATGAAAATGCACGTAGATCTTATTTCCAAAACATGACTGAAGACGAATTTAGGAAGCATCGTCAAACTACAATAGATATGGAACAAGCAGGATATTTTAAAAAGGAAGGATCTAAAGTGCCTAAATCAAAACAGAAAAAATATACTCTGAATGAAGCTAAGGAAAAATTAAAAAAGCAAGGTAGAAAAGGTGATACTGAATTAGAACACGTTAATAAATTAGAACAATATGTGTTAAAAAAAATGGGAGCATCTCGTACTACTAATCCAGAGACAGGATTGACAGAGAACAACTGGTGGAAACCCAACCCTAATCCTTTAGGCGATAGAGCACCCACGATCCCGACTCCTAAAATAATACCTCCTAAAATAATCAAAGAGGATTTTAATCTAAACACAGATCAGGTCAAGGGAAGTTTTCATGATAATAATCTACTACCTACTTTAGATAATTTTGTAGATAACCTAGGTAGTTTTGCAACAAGTGCTTGGAGGGACGGAGTAGTAGGAACTGTATCAACAATACTCGGAGCAGATAACCCCTACAATCAAAACAGTTCGACTGATGATGTAGGTACTGTAACAAATCAATCATCTACATCAACATCCCAATCAGGATTTGGAGCTTACAAGCGTAAGAAAAAAAAGAAAAAATTAGGTACACCTGAAGAACAAAACCAACAAAGTATTGCATCTACAGGTAAAAGAAATCTTAGAGTTACAAAAAAACAAGGACTTAGTATTCCCACACGTTCAGGATTAAACACTGGTTATGGTACTGGATTAGCAATAGGATAATATAAATGGATACTGTACAAGCA